CTTGATGCGCAAGGTTGCACGTAAGCACAAAATCACCGACAAAGCACTAAAAGATTTGTTCACTAAAAAGTTTAATGATACTCCTGATCGCTGGATCAATGGTAAATTAGATTAACCAAAGCGATAAATACTATTTCATAGGAGATTAATTATGGACACCGTAGAAGTTGAAATGGGCAATGCAACCCACGTATTTACGTTTGAGAATGAGTTTGTACCCCAAGAAGATTGGATACTAGAAAACAAAGGTAAAGAGGTATATGATGCCTGGGCATTGCGCAATGAGACCGAAGAAGGTAAGTTTCACCCGGATACTATTGCTTTATACGAGGAATGGATAGAAGTTCAGGGTATTACTCATACACAAACACCTAAAGACTGATAATTTATTATCACATGCGCTTTAAAGAAGTATTAGCGGAATCGTCAGCAAACAAACTAGGAAAGAAATTTCCTAGTTTAAAAAAACACGAGCATGATACCGTTGATAGTGAAGTTGCAGATGAAGTAGAAAAGTTTGTAGACTGGACTGCTAAAAGGCTCAAGCTTCAAAAGGTTCCTAATATTGAACTTTCAATGGATACTGATGAAGCGCAAGGAAATCATCACACCGGCGGACATGTTCCCGGAGAAGGTAGTGTTTGGGTATATGCTAAGAATCGTAATTTAGTAGATATTCTTAGAACAGTATTCCATGAACTGGTACATGTCCGCCAACATGAAATAGGTATGATTAAACCCGGCGATAGCTATCCCGGTTCACCCATCGAAGCGATGGCTGATATGCTAGCCGGTAAATACATAAAGATTTACGGCGAAAAAAACAACCACATCTTTCAATAAGGTTACCAATATAGTTGAATTTTCTGCACAGTCTGTTATACTAACTAGACTAAAGGAGAAAACATGTCACGTACATTCAATCAAGAAGCTAAAACTAAACTGACTCAGCTTATCAATGAAGGCATGAGCGTTTTACAAGAAGTAGAAACCCTCAATGAAGGTCTTAACGATACTGTTAAGGCAATTGCAGAAGAACTTGAAATCAAGCCCTCAATTCTCAAGAAGGCTATCAGAGTTGCCCACAAGCAGCGTCTCAATGAAACTAATGAAGAAAACGAAGAACTTAACACAATTTTGGAGACTGTCGGTAAGACTAGCTAATGTCATACGTTGACGCAGTTCTCGATTCCAGCACAGATAGAATTTACGCAGTTGAACGTACTCCTGAGGGCAAACGCGCCTACAAGGAGTACCCAACTAACTACGTCTTCTATTATGATGATGTAAAAGGTAAGTATCGCACTATCTATGGGGATCCTGTAACTAGATTCTCGACTCGCAAAAAGAGTGAGTTTGAGAAAGAGCGCAGGATTCACAACAAGAAAAGACTCTACGAGAGTGATATTCCTGTAGTTTTTAGATGCCTGAGTGATAACTATTTGGGAGCAGAACCTCCTAAACTACACACAGCATTCTTCGATATTGAGACGGACTTTGACCCTGAAAAAGGCTTTAGTCCAACAGATGATCCGTTCAATCCGGTCACTGCTATTTCAGTGTATCTGGATTGGTTAGACCAACTCGTTACTCTTGTCATTCCCCCGAAGCACATGACTGATGAGACTGCACAAGAACTAACTGCGGATTTTGAAAACTGCTTACTGTTCCGTAGTGAAATCGAAATGTTTGAAACTTTCTTTGAACTTATCGAAGACGCTGATGTACTCACAGGTTGGAACTCAGAAGGATACGATATTCCCTATTGCGTTAATCGGGTTACTCGCATTATGAGTAAGAACGATACACGCAGGTTCTGTTTGCTTGGGCAGCTTCCTAAGCCTAGAACGTATGAACGTTTCGGCAAAGAAGAACAGACTTACGACTTGATTGGTCGTATTCATATGGACTATCTACAGCTTTACAAAAAGTACAACTACGAAAGCCGTCATAGTTATTCGCTTGACGCTATCGGTGAGTATGAATTGGGTGAGCGCAAGACTCAATATGAAGGTAGTTTGGATCAGTTATACAACAAAGACTTTAGAAAGTTCGTAGAGTATAACCGCCAAGACACTATGTTGGTGTTTAAGATTCACCGCAAGCTTAAGTTTCTTGACCTAGCAAATGCGCTAGCTCACGAAAATACTGTTTTGCTGCCGACTGTAATGGGTTCGGTGGCTATGATTGAAATGGCAATTTATAATGAAGCACATGAACGAGGATTTATTGTCCCTGACAAAAAGCGTAAAGATAATTACGGTGAAGAGCAGCAAGCTGCCGGAGCTTATGTTGCTGTCCCGAAGAAAGGGATTCACGAATGGGTCGGAGCAGTTGATATCAACTCACTCTACCCCTCAGCAATCCGAGCCCTTAACATGGCCCCAGAAACAATCGTTGGGCAAGTCAGACAATCTCTCACAGACCAATACATGCACGAAAAAAGTGTCGCCCTCGCTAAAAACAAGCGTAAGAAAAAGAATGGTGACGATGCTGATGGAGTTACTGGAGCGGTTCTTTGGGAAAATCTTTTCGGGTCGTTAGAATATACTGCTATTATGAATCAAGAGCGTGGCACTTTGCTCACACTTGACTATGAAGATGGTCGTAGTGTAGAAATGTCTGCGGCTGAAATATGGAAGTTAATCTTCGATAGCAATAAACCTTATATGATTTCTGCAAATGGAACCATCTTTACGTATGAGAAAGAAGGAATCATTCCCGGATTGCTTTCACGATGGTACTCGGAGCGTAAGAGTATTCAGAAAGAAGCTAAAGCTGCATATGGTACAGATATGTTTGATTACTACGACAAGCGACAGTTAGTTCGTAAGATTCTTCTTAACTCTGCATATGGCGCACTTTTGAATGAGCATTGTCGTTTCTATGACAAAAGAATCGGGCAGTCAGTTACGTTGTCTGGTCGTCAAATCACTAAGCATATGATGAGCCAGATAAACGAAATCATCACGGAAAATTATGAACATGACGGCGACGCTATTGTGTATGGTGATACTGACTCCTGTTACTTTTCAGCGTATCCTATCCTCAAAGAACAGATTGACAGCGGCGAACTTGCATGGACAAAGGATGCTTGCATTGATTTGTATGACCAAATCGCAGAACTAACTAACGTTAGCTTCCCTGCGTTTATGGAGAAGGCATTTCATTGCCCTCGTAAGAACGGTGAAGTAATTAAAGCTGGTCGTGAACTCATCGGTGACAGAACATTGTTCATCACTAAGAAGCGTTACGCAATTAATATCTTTGACTTAGAAGGTAAGCGTCAGGACATCGATGACAAGATGGGTAAGATTAAGGCTATGGGTCTCGATCTTAAAAGAGCAGATACTCCCAAGTATGTTCAGGAATTCTTGATGGAAGTATTGACTATGGTTCTAGGGGGTGCTCCGCGTGAAGACATTATCACAAGAATCAAAGACTTCAAGACTTATCTATCAGAACAGGATAGCTGGACTAAGGGTTCTCCTCGTTCAGTCAACAAGCTTACATATTATGGTGAACTTGAGAAGCGTAGTAAGACTGGCAAGGCAACAATGCCCGGACACGTTCGAGCGGCTCTTAACTACAACTACTTGCGTAAGCTAAACGGAGATCAGTATAGTCAGCGTATTGTTGATGGTATGAAGGTAATTGTCTGTAAGCTAAAAAGCAATATGCTTGGATTTACAAGTATTGCTTATCCCACAGATGAACTTAGACTTCCGCAATGGTTCTGCGACTTGCCGTTTGATGACAACGAAATGGAAAGAACACTAGTCGATGAAAAGATTGACAACTTGTTAGGCGTTCTTAACTGGGACATTAGGTCAAACACTAATACTAACAGTACATTCGATGAATTGTTCAGTTTCGGTTAAACAAACACTTGACGTTTGCAATAAATTCCGCTATTATACACAATAGACAAACCTAAATATTATAAAGGAAAGATGACACATGAAAGATTACTTACTTGATTTGATTCAACACACTCATGGATTGGGCGTAGTTGAATTAGTAAAGATTGAAGGCACTGCAACTGAAACAAAGGTTGCTGCATATGCAGAAGACAAGAGCGTAGTTGTATACGGCACGTTTGCTTCGCCTATCGCAGATTTTCAAGGCACATTCGGCATGCCTAACTTGTCCAAGCTTAAGACTATTCTTAGCTTTGATGACTATGATGATAAGTCTATCATCAACGTTAGCCGTAACGATGACGGTGTTCCTTCAGCGATTCACTTTGAGACTTCGACTGGCGATTTCGTCAATGACTATCGCTTGATGGCAAAGTCGATTGTTGAAGAAAAGGTTAAGTCTGTAAAGTTTGCAGGGACTGCATGGGACGTTGAGTTTGAACCTACTGTAGCAGGCATTCTTCGTCTTAAGAAGCAGGCTTCTGCTAACAGCGAAGAACTTAACTTCAAGACTAAGACTGAAAATGGTGACTTGAAGATTTACTTCGGCGACCCTTCTACGCACAGCGGCAACTTTATCTTCCAGTCGGGCGTAAGCGGAAATCTTTCTCGCTCGTGGCAGTGGCCTGTTAAGGTGTTTCTTGCTATCATGGATCTTCCCGGTGACAAGACAGTTCGTTTTGCAGACGCAGGAGCTGCCGAAATCACTGTAAACAGTGGTCTTGGAACTTGGCAGTATTTGCTTCCCGCACAGGCTAAGTAATGATTAAGTCGGTTAACGGCGCAGGTAGATATGTGATGGTCCAGGGGGGTTTCCCTGCGACCACATATATTAATACTAGTTCAGGTTATATGAATGTCGGTGATGTTAGATACAATACTAGTATACAACGACTTGAAGTATATGACGGAAACATGTGGGTTGAGTTGAATACTAGTCATGCTAGTGTTGGATTGACTCCTGATGCTGAACGTGCATTAGATTGGGCTAATCGGAAGATTGAAGAAGAAGCCGAACTTGATAGGCTAGCAGCATCTAATGCTACCATTGCTGACCTTATTAAACAGAAAAAAGAACTTGATGATAAAATCAAGATGGTTCAAATACTTACGAAAGAAGAAGTAAAAGTTGGAACAAATTAACCTTTCAAAAGAAGACAATCCCGATTGGGCATTGTTTCTGCCCGCAGTCTCGTCTTTCTTCATCGCTGGTTTAGGCAAGCAACGTGAAGGTGAAAACTATTTTGACCCGGCGAGAATCCCTGCGGCATTCAATGGAGACGTTGAATGTTTGAACTTCCTTAATAGCAAGCAAGGCTTATATACTTATAAGTGGGGCTTGTATTCTGCTGGTCACGCAAATCTTGATATCACTAAGGATGATGCTTGTGAGAGTATCATTCGCAAGAGAGAAGAAGGCACTTTCATGCTAGGTGATTCTGGTGGATTCCAGATTCTTAAGTGTCAGTGGCCTGCTGATTGGAAGGACCCTAATTGTCCCCGTGCTATGAAGAAGCGTCAACAAGTTCTTACTTGGATGGATGAATATATGGACTATGGTATGTGTCTTGATATTCCATCACAGTCTCTTACAACTTATCACATTAAGGATAAGAAGACTGGTACATCCGCACACGGTATCAGCACGATTGAAGAAGCAATCACTGCCACGCATATTAACAATGAATACTTTGTTGCTAATCGTGATGGTCGTTGTAAGTTTCTAAACGTATTGCAGGGTCGTAATCATGGACAGTCCGATGACTGGTATGAAGAAATGAAGAAGTACTGTGATACGAATATCTACGGTGACAAAGCATTTAACGGCTGGGCATTCGGTGGTCAAAACAAGATTGACATTCACTTGATGCTTCGCAGACTTGTTGGCATCATTCATGATGGCTTCTTAGAAGAAGGTAAGCACGACCTTATTCATTGTCTTGGTACTAGTATTATGGAATACGCAGTTCTCTTTACTGATATTCAGAGGGCAGTTCGTAAGTATCATAATCCTAAGCTACAAATTACGTTTGACTGTGCTTCTCCGTTCTTTGCTGCTGCTAAGGGCCTTGCTTATAACAACAACACATTTGAGCATGGTACTAAGTGGTCTTATTCAATGGAAAAGACTGCTGAAAACAAGAAGTATGCAACAGACAATCGCAAGTTTAGCGATGGTGTCCTTGCTGACAAGATTCACAAAGTGTTCGCTGACAGTCCGGTAACTGACATGATGCTGATGAAAGACTTATGCTATCGTGGTCAGGGTTTCTTAGGTCAACACGGCAAAGAAACAAAGACTAGTTGGGACACACTTAGCTATACTCTATTGCAGGCACATAACGTATATCAACATATGACTGCGGTTCAGGAAGCTAATCGTCGGTATGAGAATGGTATCAAGCCTAAGATGGTTATGGATCCTTTAGGTAATCTCAATTTTTCTGATATCGTTGATGAGATTTTTTCACTCAAGGATCGTGAAAAGAGTTTGGCTATGATTGACAAATACGACAAGTTTTGGCAGCAGTTCAAAGCTGGTCAAGGATTCAGTGGTAAAAAGACTGTCAATGCACATACTATGTTTGACCAGTTATTTGCAGTTGAAGACGCCGACCCTGAAATCGATGAAATCATTGAAGATGCTGATCAGTTGATGACAGAGGTTTTAAATGATACCTAATTTGCCTAAACCTAAGATTGTCCTGGACTTCTCAACAAAAATCTTTACTAAGCAAAATGTGTTGAGCCATGAAGAATGCGACGAATTGATTGACTCTCAACTTTCAAATTTAAATAGTAATAACTTGTATGGTAAAAAATTTCCTTCAAGTTTTCACGCCTGTTTACTTCCTTTAAATCATCAAATACATGATAAGTTGCAACCAGCACTTCAAGAAATGGTAGACTTTTTAAAGTTTGACATTGATTTTGTAGAACCATATGAATTTAAAAAGTATACTAAAAGCGATTATTCTAGTGAGCATTACGATAATTACCATTTCCATAAGGAAAATATTGATAGAAAAATTACCGCAGTAGTATTTTTGTCTGACTACAAAACACATTCAGGTGGTCACTTGAAAATTTTAGGTAGGCCCCATACGGTTTCCAAAGGGTCTATCATTGCTTTTCCTAGCTTTTTCCCACATAGCGTAGAACGAATTATAACCGGTGAGAGGTATAGTTTGGTAGCGTGGCTGTGGGGAAATTATTGGAAGTGACCAAAACAGTTGATAAATTCTATATAGGTGATATAACTAGACTATGGATAACGTAACACAAACTCTTGCTGAAAAACAGAAACGCATTAGCGAACAAGCTAAGCGCATGATTTGGGTGACCTTTCAAAAAGAAGGCATTCACAAGTATCCCGGTGCAGACACCGATCCGAAATTGGCAACTGACGACGAATATGACGTTAGTTTCCTAGGCTACCCGCATCGTCACATCTTTCACTTTAAGGTGGCGATTCAGGTATTTCACAACGACCGCGACATTGAGTTTATTCAGTTCAAGCGTTGGCTAGAGAATAGCTTTCGTGACGGAGTGATGAAACTTGACCATAAGTCTTGCGAAATGATTAGTGATGAGCTATATCTATTAATAGCTAATCGCTACCCCAATCGTGACATTGAAATCACTGTATCAGAAGACGGTGAGAACGGTGCCACTATCTACTACAACACAACTAAACCCTATCAATCACTAACCATTTAAGGAAAATAAAATGGCAAGCAATAACCCTAAGAACAGTCTCTCCCGCGTAACACAGATTTTTATCGACTTAGATAAGTATCGTGATTTTTGCCGCGACTATGGATATCGGTTTAACGAAGCCGATTTGTACAGTCAGCGAAGCTACGTCTATCGTCAGTTTCAGAAGCTCGCTTCCGGGAAGTATGTAAAGAATCAGTGGGAAGTTGACCTCGTAAAGTTCAAGGAACAAAATGCTAATCGTATTACTAGGTAATGAATAGTAAAGTTAAGGCGGGTGGTTGGCTTTATGTCGACCACCCTTGCCATATATAAAATTAAAGGAAAACAATGCGTAAATTATTTTACATGGGACTTGAAGCGTACAACGCTCGTTACACACTACAGCTTACTGATTGGAATCGCCGTGTCTTTGAAAAGCGCGGGATTGACGTTGTATACGTCCCCGGAGAAACACTTGATAACAGTCAGAAGATTGTAACTGGTCAGGTTCTTGACGCACATGGTCGTTCATACTTCGGCATGAGTCAGATGATGAACCTCGTCAAGATGATGCAGAAGGGTGAAGTCACTAGTGAGGATGTTATCTACTTTGAAGATATGTTTCAGCCAGGCATTGAATCATTGCCTTATATTATTGACCAGTGTGATGAAGACAATATGCCTCGTATCTTTGTTCGTTGTCTTGCACAATCTATTGACCCTGATGACTTTGTTCATGTCTGGGGAATGGATAAGTGGATGGGACTATATGAGAAGATGGTCAATGAGTTTGCAGATGGTATTCTTGCAACTAACGAAGAAATGGTTGCACACATGAAGATTGCAGGCTGGGACGCGCCAATCTACAATATCTCAGGTCTTGCGTTTGGTAAGAACGAAGTCATTGAGCGGGTTGACGGCAAGATTAGACCCTTCAATGATCGCCGTATGCGTGTTGTATTTTCTGCACGTTGGGACCAAGAAAAGCAGCCCGACTTCTACATGGACTTGATTGAAGCATGGCATGTGCGTTATCCTAGTAAGGATGTTGAGTTCGTTGTTTGCAGTGGTGGTGAATTGAAGTCTAATAACGATAGCTATATGGCTCGTACTCGTAAGATGGTTGCTGATGGTAAGTTGACTATCTATGACAATCTTGACAAGAACAAGTATTACGAAATCGTCAACGATAGCCGCGTAGTGTTCAACTGTGCGCTACAAGACTGGGTAAGCAACACTGTAAGCGAAGCTGATGCTTTGGGATGCAATGTACTCTATCCTGCGTATCGTAGCTTCCCTGAGACTTTCGCAAACGATCCAGAGCGTCTTTACATTCCGTGGTCAATTGATGATGCTATCGCTAAGCTTGATGTTTTGCTTAAGAAGGCACATCCGAATATGGGCAAGATTAGTGACTACACTGATGGAACTATTGACCGTATCTGCGATATTCTTGAAGGCAAGGGTAACAAGTATCTTCGCATTAGCAGCGACTACAGAAAACATACTCGTGAAGCGAAGTACTGATAAATAAAAATGTAACACAAAGGTTACAAACAACATTAACATATCCGTGTAAGGAAGGAAACAAATATGTCTTATAACAAAACTAAAACCGACCCCGAATTGGGTCAAAAGATTCACGAACACCTAATAAAGATGGGTGTCGAAACTCCCACAAAAGATAGCGCACTAGACCGTAAAGAAAAGATTGAGGTTATTGAAGCACACTTCAATGGCATTATGAGAGCATTAGGTCTTGACCTAGAAGATGACAGTCTTATGGATACGCCGAAGCGTGTCGCTAAGATGTACGTCAACGAAATCTTTTGGGGTCTTGACTATGATGCATTCCCCAAGTGTACAACTGTTGCGAACAAGATGAACTACGATGAAATGGTCGTAGAGCGTAATGTCAATGTTCAATCTAACTGTGAACATCACTTCGTAATCATTGATGGGCTTGCTACTGTTGCGTATGTACCTAATGAAAAGGTTCTTGGTCTTTCAAAGATTAATCGCATTGTTGAATACTTTGCAAAACGCCCACAGATTCAAGAGCGTTTGACTGAACAGGTATTCCATGCTCTTTGCTACATCCTTGAAACTGAAAATGTTGCGGTCATGATTGACGCACAGCATTATTGTGTTAAGAGCCGCGGCGTTGAAGACACTGGTTCTTCAACCGTGACTACTAAACTCGGTGGCGGATTCAAGACTGATGCTGCTGCTCGTGCAGAGTTTCTTAGCATCGCCCGCATGGGTAAGTGTTAATGATCTTTAACAAGATTAAAGACCTAAAGGAAGAAGGCAAGACAATCGGTATTACCTTTAGTACCTTTGACATGCTTCATGCAGGACATATTGCAATGTTGGCAGAAGCTAAGAATCACTGTGACTATTTGATTGCAGGACTACAGACTGACCCAACTATTGATAGACCGGACACGAAGAACAAACCTATTCAATCAATTGTAGAAAGACAGATTCAACTTAGTGCTTGTCGCTTTGTTGATGAGGTAGTTATTTACCAAACAGAGCAAGATTTGGTAGATTTGCTCTTGACATTGCCTCTAGATTGTCGTATACTGGGTATAGAATATGAAGATGTAGACTTTACAGGTCGTAAAGAATGTTATGCCCGTGATATCGATATCGTATTCAATGGTAGAGACCACAGCTTTAGTAGCAGCAATCTACGCAAGCGGGTCGCAGAAGCAGAAAGAAACAAAGATGGAACCTAAAGACCCTAATAAGAAGTACGAAGATATTTTGAAGAACATCAACTTTTCATTTATAGTGCCTGCTACGGTACCTGTTGGAACATACAAGTTTAATCAGCCTGTTGAAACATTAAATGAAACTATTGCACGTTTGGATGATGTTGATGAAACAGTCGATGCAATGACTTCTTATCCTCAGGCAAAGAAAATGCTTGACAAAGTGTATGGAAAGTTGTAAGTTAGACTTACACGGTGTTAGGCATCACGAAGTTGATGCTCTTGTGGAGAACTTTGTTCTGATGAATCAGGACAGTTTTCCACTCACCGTCATTTGTGGTAACAGTGTAAAAATGGTAAAGCTTGCCGAAACAGTACTAAATAGGATTGGGTGTGAATACTCAATGTATCGGTTCGGTGTATTAACGATTAGGAAGTTTAAGTAATGTTATATTGTGCGTATGGAATGAATACTAATATTGAACAGATGGCTTCACGCTGTCCTGGTTCCGTTAGTATTGGTCGTGTTGACATTCCAGATCATCGTCTAGTGTTTCGTGGCGTTGCTGACATTGAAGTAAGCCCCGGCGATACGCTACAGACTGTTATGTGGGACATTACTGATGAATGTGAAGTGGCTCTTGATATGCTTGAGGGCTTCCCAACGTTCTATGGCAAAAAGTATATTGATGTTCAAATCAATAACAAGACCTATAAAGCAATGATTTATCAAATGATTGGGGATCGACTTGACTATTATAGCCCAAGCAATTACTATCAGTATTTGCTTGAAGAAGGATATAAGGACCACGGTCTTGAATTAAATCAAATTTATAATGCAGAAGGCTATAGTGAAGTTGAGGATACTCTTGACTACATCAATCGTCGTTATGCTTATTAACAGTGGTCTTTGGCGCTCATCCCACTATAAACACTCTGCGTGTCATCTAAAGGAGAACAAAGATGACAAAATATGAACCAGTAAGTTACAAGTATACAAGTACTAAAGAATATCACGACTCGTTTCCGTGTGCGTATCGTCAATGGCGAGCCGATAGTCACTGCAATAACATTCATGGCTATTCT